TTGCAGAATACCGCGCCGCCGCGGTCCCAGCTTTGTGAAAGTCCGTCCGTCTCCGGCGTATAGTATAAGGGGCATTTCGCTGTCTTATCGGTAGCCGCGGGGTCCAGAACAAATTGAAATTCTTGGTTCAACTTATCAAAAAAATCCTGCGGCGTACACCAACACATATTTTTAGACGACAGAAGCGCCTTGTTCAATTTCTATGGCCTCGCTTTCCCTGAAAAATTGCTTGCGGCGCCATTCGCCGGCCTTCGCCCCTGCTGCACCCTTCCCAATCCTCGAATGCGGTTTTAAAGCCTGAGAACTCTCCCGTGACCGTTCTTTCAGCCTTTGCCATTGGACATTCGGATGTGTCTTTTTTTCTGCATTCCGAGCAGGTGAGTTTGTCTTTCATGTTGCTGCCTCCTGTATAGATGAATTTTTTCGATATGTATTTTTAGACTTTTTCCGCTAATAAATTATCTGTAAAGCATACTGGGTACACTCTTTGAGCAATCGCAATATAAATACTGTACCCAGTATTATATTTTGCTGTTTTCATACTGTACCCACCATGATAAATGTGATATAATATCTTAGGAGGTGAGTATATGGGAAAAACGTCCAGTGTTGTCAAAGACCGCTACAATTCAAAAGCCTATGATGAAATAAAAATCAGAGTGCGTAAAGGCCAAAAAGAAGTGATACAATCCCATGCAAAAAATTATGGGGAGAGTTTGAACAGGTTCATTGACCGTGCTATCTGTGAGCGTATGGGGGAGCGTGTGCAACTCTCCGAGGATTCCTCGGTTAGTCCGCAAAGCAGTTTAATGGTTTCTTTACCCACAAACACCCTTAAAACGGCTCAAGAGGCCGCAGAGGCACAAGGAGAGGGGACGGTTCAGTTTATTGAGCGGGCTATCTCTATGCAAATAGAGCGAGACAAAGTTCAACGAATCATCAACAAGCAAAGCAAAAAGGGCGGGGAATAAACCCGTCTTTTTTGTTTCCTTTGCGGCTAAAAATGGCCACTAAAATAAAATTGACAAAACACACCCAAATTTAAAACAAAAAATCAAAATAGTATAATTTCATTACTTAGCCATAAAAATTGAAAAATGGGCCGATAAAATCAAAACCACGCATACTTCGTTGGACTTTCAGAATTGCCGTTTACTTAACCACCCTCAATTCAAAGCCTGGATAAAGCGCTTCCCAGTCCTTTTTCTTGATCTTGAATTCCTTTGTCTCCACGCCCTTGACGTCCTCCACCCATACCAGCCCGGAAGAATCGCACACCATGAAATCCGGCCTGTACCGGGTGTTTCCCAACAAGAGGAAGGACGGCTGCCGGGTAAACCAAAGAATCCGCCCCGCTGCTCTCAGCGCTTTCAGCTGTACATACCGCGCCGCCTCCGCCTTGCTGTCAAAGCGTATTCCGTCAACCTCAACCGGCGTGTTGTGATACTTCGGCGGCTTAACATGCAGTTTCATGTCACGGCCTCCAGTCCAAATCATCGAACGCGCCCGATTTCTCGAACGCCTCAATGTTGTAGGTGGTTTGAGCCTTTGCCTTGTTCTGCGGCTCAAGCTCATCCTCCCAGCCCTGAGCATGGAGCCATGTGGCCGGGTAGGGGATAAACCGCCCGTTCTCCCGGTTCCACTGCTCACTCTTTTTCGCCCGCTCAATCGCTGCCATGATTTTCTCACGCAGCTCCTTGCCCGGCCTGAGCTTGTTCCAAGCCTTCAGGGCGCTGCCCTTGCTCGCCTTCTTGGGGAAGGCTTTCCAGAATTCCTCAAATCCCTGGACAGGCGTCTTGGGTCGGATAGCGGCCTCCGCCGCTCCTCCTGCCGTTTCAACAGTTAGGTCCTCGGCCTGTCCTTCCCCCTGGGGGGATTTAGGGGGGAGTATATTCTTCTCTTTCTCTATATTCTTATCATTCTTCCTTTGTTGTTGGTCGTTTGTTAGGGCTTTGTTAGGACTTTGTTGGCTGTTTGTTGGTTGGCTTGTTAGCTGCTGAAACAAATTGTAATTAACCACAGTAAAAATGCTATGTCCGCCCTGTGATCGGCATGTTACTTCGCCTGTTGATTTTAGATGATCTATTGAAGTTCTTATATTTTGAACCGACAGCCTCAATTCACCGGCAATTTTTGAAAAGCTTGCTAGCCTTTGCCCCCGGTCTATGGTAATCCCGTGCCATTTCTGAGGCTCATGGTTCACTGTAAGCAGCAGATGAACAAAGACCCGGAACGTGTTGGCGTCGTCATACCATTCCCATCTCAGCAAAGAGCGGTATAGCTTTATGTACCCTTGCTCAAGCATTCTCCCACCGCCTCATAGCTTTGTTTGGGCGGGATTGAACGGAACTGATAAGATGATGTTCAAGTGCAGCCAACTCCTTTCACCTTAAAAGAGTAGGAAGAACCAAACGAAAATCTTCGGGATTTTTGCGGCTCCGGATAATAACCGGGCTGCAAGGATCGTAAATCTCTAAAACGACAGGATTGCTTGAAGATGAACGGAAACCCTTTAATGCGTCCGCAAGATAGTCTGGATTAAATCCGATTGTCTCCACTGGTTCCTTTTTAGGAATGACTTTTTCAAAATCAATAAAGTCATCTATTCCCTTCCCAAGTCGCTCAATGAATTTCTGTTCCCCAAAATTAAATGCAATTTCTTTTTCACCAAGTGTGCACTCGATAAAAGAGGAGTACATCGCGGGAATTGCAAACGGCTTTAGCAGGAAGGAAAACGGCTGGTTTCCCTTAAGCACCGTGATCGGCACAGACACACAATGCACCCTATACCCATCCACCGACACCGCCTGTAGCATACCGTCGTTTCCAGTAAATTTTATGTATTGATGTGCTTCTTTCCTGCAAGCGTAGCCAAGTGATCTTTTAGTAATGTTGAAAATATATCTTAAGTCTGCTTTTGCTAAACGAAATTTAACCACTTCAATCCCTCCTGCTTAGTTAAAAGGCAAGTCGTCATCTGTGGGAACAGGAATCTCTTCAAAACGATCATTTTCAGTAACCGGTGCAGATTTCTTAGATTCCCCTAAGGGCTTATCTTTTGGTATTTCAAATTCTCCTCTCTCGATATAGCCGACGCTTACAAACCGGTATGGCCTTACCTTCCACCCGTGACGCCCTTCGTATTCCCACTCTTCGTTGCGGAACATTACTCCAATGCGTTTCCCTTTCAGTTTAGTTTCATCCCAGTCCCATTTGTAACCGGGATTGCTCAGCTCTAATGCGTTTGTAATTGCCTTGAAGCGTCCCTGAGACAACTTCGCTTGGTCGCTGCTTCCTTCCATCGGGGGAAATACCCTGAGAACTCCATTCCATTTTTGTTTTCCATATACGGCCTGTGTCCGATAATCTCTGGCAAAATGGCCGGCTCTAGGACCTTCCACAATATCAAAACTGACCTGAAGGCGTTGAAACGCTTCTCCATTGTTGTTGTAATAGGTCGTTTCCTTCGCCTCCATAATCTCGCAAATATAACCGCCCGGCTCCAGCGTCTCCTTGTCTCCATTGAACGCTTCTACTTGCTCCCAATTGTCAATTCTCTTCATGTTGCTCCTCCTCAGTGTTGTAATATTCTCTAATTGTCAAATCTATTGTCTTTAGGTCGTTTTCAGTTAATGAATCCTCAAACATCCCTATCGGGCTTTTAACGGTATCCATTCCGTTGTTTTGCGTGGAAAAATAGTAATGCCCGTCCTTCACCTGCGTTTTGAGGACAATCGTGAAAAGCCCCTCAACGGTAATCTTTTCGTCTAACAACTTACCGATTGTTTTGCAGCGCTCCCGGCCTTGATCGTCTGTTGTCAAATGTGACAGAAAATAAACAATCCTATCATCCGGCAGAGTTTTTACTAACGATATGAGATCAAAATAATTTTTTCCTATATCCGTGAATTTCTGAAAACCGTTTTCCTTTGCCCTTCTCATGAACTCATCGGCCATTAAATACTGTGAATCATCTATCACAATTGATTTTGCACCTTTTCCAACATAGCCGCGGATTGCTGCCGTTACTTGATTATAATCATCCGATATGTAGGTTTTTAGCCTTGTGCGAAACGGCAGCGGCTTTCCTGCAACATTTATAATTGCAACTTCTCCCGGCTGAAAGTTTCTCAGTGAGGCACTTTTCCCTGTGCCCGATTCTCCCAATATCATTACGGGGATTCCCATTTTTGCTCCTTCTTTCCTACAATTTCACCGGTAAAGCTTAGGGGACAATCTGCTCCGAGCTTGTCTAACTCCATAAGAGGTTCATAGGTTCTAATACAGAGGATTCGCAAATGGCCGTTTACTGTTTTGCTCTTGCAATAAGGGCATTCTCTACAGCAAACCTTTCCGTTTTGGAAAAATACCTTGCGCTCATCAATTCCAACAAGATAAAAGCTTACTCCGTTCATCCCGCCAATGCTCCCCAGCTCATAATCCGGTCTGTCATAATATCCAAATGGTTCAGGAGCCATTCGGAAACACAGGCTTCGCAAAGCCTCGTCCCGTCTATATCAGCGACGGCGTCTACAGTGCGGCCGCAGCCTTCACAGACAGGAAGGAAAGGCTCCTGCCGGTCATATTGTGCCTGTGCCCATTCATACCCCTTAGTCATTGAGCCTCGCCTCCAGCTCCTGGATTCAGGCCTTAAAGGCCCGAATCTCATATTTAAGGTCCAACGTCTCGCCGTAGTATTGCTCGCCCTCTTGGGCCCGTTTATATAAATCTGCTACCATGTCAAGCATTAACCCATTCACATTTTCCATTTGACATCCTCCGTTAATCCCCGGAAAGCATAACGCGGGCCATCTCGGCAGCTTTCAGGTATTGCTTTGCGTGCTTATTGCTTCCGTGGGTTTCTTTTACCTTCTTTTCAAATTCTTCTAGGGTTCCGGAAAAGCAGCCTGTAACCGCGTAAATCTTCTTATCTTTATCAAGATAGTAGGTCAGAAAATCATCCCGTGAGCCGATAGGGCCTTGCACAAAGTATGAGCGCGGGCTTGAAATATAAGCATTAACCCCGATTCTTGCGTTGCCGAAGACCCTGCCGTTGCCGAAGACCCTGCCGTCGCCGAAGACCCAACAATTACCATCATGGCTCAGGTTTTCCTCTGATTCAACCCATCCGCCAAGGTCTCCTTTCTGAACGGCGTCAAAATCCCGCACTGCTTGGATTCTATGTAAAATACGCCCGCCAACTTCTTTGGTCTCTTCTGTTAAAATATATTTCTTTTCCATTTGACAACCTCCGTCCACGTTGATATACTATAAATAAGTTGTTTTCTGTTTGCCGCGTCAGGAATTGCCGTTCCTGCGCGGCTCTTTTTATTATCTGCCATGCCTGTTTTTCAGCCTCCTATGGGTATCGTTGCTGTATTCGATCATCATACTGTCGTATTGCTTGCGCAGGAACCGCCGGACTGTGACGCAGGATTCCTGAAAAATACAGTTATGCTTCTGCATGGTCTTGCAGTGCGTGCAGCACTCCGGTATGTTCACGCCGCTTTTCTCCTTTCGCCCTTCCTCATTGCCCGAATTTTACAGCGGGCCCTCCTGCGCTCCCGGCGCTCACATATCCAGGCCACAAGGGCCATCAGTGCAAACACCGCAGAGAATATGTACAAGGTGATTAGAAAGTTCATTGCTTGTCCTCCCTCAGATTCTTCCAGGATTCTTATGAATGACTGTCCGCCTGGCTGTTTCTCCTTTAGAATACGTTGACGCTTTGACCGTTCTGCTTCGTTCAAATTCAAGAACGCCCTGAAGGGTTACGACCTTATGCTTTGGGCTCGCTGCGATAACCTCTCCAAAGCTTCCGTTGTTTATCACTCGTCTGGCGTTGGCCGGGCTCCATCCAAAACGCTGCGCTATATCCTCAGCGGTAAACCGTGTCTTCATTTCCGGCCCTTCGGCTATATACTCTCGAACAATGGCGCGAATGTACTCTTCCAGGTTGAAATCCACCTTAAATTCCTCCTCTCAAACAATCATTTTGAAATAAAACGCAATCATGGCGGCAACAAGCGCCAGCAGCAATATGCGGAAGCCCCATTCAAAGACAGCTTCGATGTGT